ATGTTTTGATGAAGGTTTCCGTAATTGGAGGTGGCGAAGACTATTTCAATTGGCGTAACAACACACGGCTTCCGGCTCCGGCATTCGTTGAGGCATTGGATGCTATGATTTTTGGTCTTGAATGGGGGCGCAAATGATGAGCGACGATGAAAGACGCGCATTAGCCAAAAGCCTTGAAAAAGAAGTTTCCGGAACCTATGGGCTGAAAGATTATTACGCCTGGAAGAAATGGCTACTGTCAGACAAAGAGCGGTACGGGAATAACGAATATGATGATAATTGGCTGTTCTGTGAGATTGAGTACAAAGAGCCTGAAATCCTGGCGCGTATTCAGGCCGGCGATGAAGTATGGTATATAACAAAGCAGTTCCGCAAGCACAAGGTCAATGGGAAAGAGTTTTGGGCCTATGAGGTCTACAGTGATCCGAAATTTTTGTGCTGTGAAGCATTGTGTGGATTCGATTATTAGCCGCCCAGCGGGTCACGTTTGGCCCGCTTCCGCAAATCTTTTAAAGGAGTGATTTTTAATGTGTAAAGGTAAATGTAAGGAGTGCAGACATCTTTCCTTCCCGAGCGCCACGCGCGGCAATACTACCGTGTTTTGTAGCGAGTGCACAAGATACGGAATCCGCGCAACATTTCCGAGCGAGCTACATCAAAACGTGCTGGAAGAACTTGAAATGGCGCGGGATACTTTCAAACGGCATGGGAAAGCGGAAGCCGTATGGCTTCACGGCAAAGAAATTGCCAAAGAGGCAGAACGGCAGGAGGCGAAAATAGCATGACTCTTGAAGAAAAGCGCATAGACAGATTGTATGCCCTGCTCCACCAGATCGAGCGCAAAGACCCGGACGCGGCGGCAGTGCTCAGGTGGGCGATATTTGAGTTGGAAAGGGTGTTCCGCAATGGCTAATGTCGCGTATGTCCGTGTCAGCACGGTTGAGCAGCACGAGGATAGGCAGCTTTCCGCGCTTGAACCATATCACATTGACAAATGGTTCAGGGAGAAGATCAGCGGAAGGAACACCGACCGGCCCGAATTTCAACGCATGATGGAGTACGTCAGGGAGGGCGATACGATCTATGTGGAGGACTTTTCGCGACTCTCACGCTCCCTCTTTGACTTGCTGAACGTCGTGGACGCGCTCAAATCAAAAGGCGTAGGAATGGTGTCTCTTAAAGAAAACATCGACACCAACACAGCAGCAGGGCGCATGATGCTCGGAATGGTGGCCGTCCTCAACCAGTTTGAGCTTGACAACCTTCACGAGCGTCAAGCCGAGGGAATCGCCAAAGCCAAAGAGAAGGGCATCTACAAGGGCCGTAAGCAGATCGAGAAGCCCCCGCAATGGTCTGAGGTATTTGGGCGCTGGAAGTCCCGAGAGATTACGGCAAACGAAGCTATGAAGGAATTAGGATTGAAGCGGAACACCTTTTACAACTTCATCAAGAAGGAGCAAGCCGGAGCATAACGCCCCGGCTTTTCTTTTACTCATAGGAAAAGGCGGCTCCCTCTGCGACTCAGAAGAAAACCGCCCCAATATCATGAAATGTCATATATGCGCGCTCTATTTTATGCGAATATGCGCCGATCTATGCATAATCTCACATTATGCGCAAGCCCTATATGCGCGCCATTTACTCTGGAAGGCTCTGAGCGGCACGCAATACATCGGCGTCTTGCATGTCGTCTATATCGTTATGCGCTTCTATGGCTATCTCCTGCTTGTTGCTGTACTGCGTGGTTTCCCCAAATCGATTGACGGCGGTAAAGATTGCGAACGCAGGATTTTTCATCTCAAAGCCTTTATTGGTAACGGCAAGTTCTATCAGTGACCTGACAGGTGTCAAGACATCTTCAAAACTGATGCTCTTATACTCTACTATATATATACCTTTCTCTATACTCTCTTTTATAGATAGGCTATTACCTTCTCTATCTACCTCATATGTAGACTCTATATACTTATTAAATATAGACTTATCTGTATTAGAATAAATATATTCTCCTGTAATAGGATTACTTACTACCATTACAGTAAACTCAGTAGAGTCTTTAAGGTACTTTAATAGAGTACCTTTGCTTATATTAAGAAAGATAGCTAATCCTACGAAAGAAGGAGATATATTCTTTTCTTCGCAGAATTCTTCAAATCCTTGTAAGGAATATGCGAGCTCTAAGGGGTTATTAAATATCTTTCTTCCCATGCCTTTTGCGATCTGCATAACCTGGGTGTCCGTTCCGACGATTCCCGGCGTTAATTCTGTTCTGGCCGGAGCCTCCTTCATGTATGCGCTTGTGTCCATCGTGCCTATGCGCCGAACAATTTTCGGAGCCGCTTCTTTATGCGGAAGCTTTGTTATATTATCTCTCTTATCTTTATCACTCATATCTTACACCTCTTTCACTTTGATCTTCCCACATTTCTGGCAGTCGTAAACCAGAAATGATTGCAGCCCGCATTCTCTTAAATAGACCTTATATTTGTGCTTACAGAAGAACTTTTTCAAAGCATCTTTTATATACAGGTGGCCTCCCAAAAAACCAATAACTCACCCTTTTTAATGCCCCAG